AAAACAGTTTCACCCTGTGCCAATAACACAACCTCGAATTTGTCAGTTTTAAATAATACGTTGAGTTTCTTACACAAGTTAATGGCGTGACCACTGTTGGAGAACGAGACCTTTTTGTATTTTGGACCTGGATATGCAATCAACACATTGGCCGTTTTTAAGTTGATGGGTTTACCTTCGTAGTACACAGCCCAAATTCCCTCAGAGCTCAGAATCTGATCACTCTTGTAATTTAACTTGTTCACATGCTCGAGTAGTACTGTTGGCTTTGGTCTTGACATCTCAATGTTTCCTGTATTTTATTTATCTTCGTTATAGGCGTATATTACTTAAAGCCGCCGCCGTCCATCAATACAGTGATATCTTCCGTTCCGCCGACATTGTTGCCAGAAATCTCAGCCACGTGTGTGAGCAAAGCAAATATATCTGAGTGTAGATTACGTGCTTCTGCGGCTGTCAGGGTGAGTTCTTTTTTCTGTGTTTGGTTCATGGCCCGTACACGATCATTGAACATACGCACATGAATGCTGAGATTATGATCCATTGGCGGCTTTGAGCTCGGTTTGCATTTGTTCCGGTGTCAAGTAAGGACCACGGAATTCATAACGATTCAGTGTGATCAATTTTGGACACGTGGCCTTGGCCCAATGACTGTCGAACTTGATAATGTAGTAGCCGGCACAGAAGTAACTCTTGCTTTTTGCGGTCTTGGTAAAAATCGGCAACTTGCGTTGTACATCATACAGTTCGTTGTGTGGTCGAAACTGTGTGGGGAAACCGTAAACGTGATTGCCTTCAACCTGTTGTTCTGCAGTCTTCCGTACCGGCTTGTCAAACACAATGTTGTATTGCCGGCTTAGGACTTTGATACTAGCAAACGGCTCGCGTCGATCATCGTGTACATACACAAAGCCACCTTCTTCCACTGCCTGTATGGTGGCAACCTTCTGGCCATGGTCTTCCACAATCCAGTATTTGTTCTTGACAATGGGTCTTGCAATGCGTTCTTCGGTCATAGTTTTACACTTTCAATCATGATTGCTTGTGCCACTTGAGTGGCAAAGTCTTTTTCTTCGTCGATCATATACAGTTCATTTACCCTGCGATCTGCTCTTGGGTCATATCTATGCGTTTCCAACACAAACCCACCCACACTCTTGTACAAAGTAAAGGTCATTCCTGAGGCATCAAAACTGCGAGCTGTGTCTTGAGTGCCTATGATATTGAGACCTCGATGCTTCTTTGATTTTATCACAGCCATGTCATGATCAGACATGGATTCGATCATGTTTGCCTCTTCCAATTGATTGCCTTCTCTGGCCCAACCGGCAATTTTTTTCTTAAACCATTTCATTTTGTTTGTCCTGTTCTAATGTGAGTGCCTTCATGATCTCAAGGCGTTCGTATGCTTCTTGCAATCCGGGATACCGTTTCATACGCTCTTTGAATGCCTGTTCTTCATTGCGTCGTTCACGTGCCCAATCCAGCAAAGATTCGGCTTCGTCGTTTAGGCCTATGGTGGCATCGGGTGTGTTCATATAAATCCAATTAGTGCCGTCGTAGACTTCCAAATTTTGATTACTGGTATTGAAACGCAGGTTACCCACACCCTGTGAGCCACTGTATGCATTGACATAAGTGCCGCTACTGCCACCTATGACCATCATGTACCTACCGCGGGGATGAATGTGTTTGATCATTTTACTTTCTTAAGGTATTCTCTACCAATAAGTCCCTGTTCAACTTCCATCAAGGCTGTGGCACTGATACCACCGGCACCTGTTATCTTGGCCCGGTGTCCGGCCTTGAGTTCACGAACTCGTTTGGCCAGTATTAGTATTAGATCAAAACGATTGCCGACCTGCGCCACTGCAAGTTCGGATGTGTTTCTGCTGTTGGATATGGGTTTGTTCATGTGTTAGTTGTTCCGTTGAATATGAGTAGTCCGGTTAAGTAGACCAAAACAAAATAGGTTATGGCGTGTAACAGTTGGTCGATACCATGCCAGATCCAGAAGGTGCGATCATCTGGTGTTAGGCCCTGGCTAAACTGTCGTTTGGCCCAGTCAATATGATAGTGTAGGAAAGCATCAACTACAGCCAAGGTCAAGGCCAACACAGGATCCAAAAAATGCAACAGAATCACATAAGTAAAGGCCCCGTGTAGTCCTGCGTGTTGTAGACCACCCAGGGCGCCAAAGGTGCCCTTGTCATCTTGCATACGTTTGCTTTGCCATAAAAAATCAGCAAGAAAGTGTTTGAAGAAGAATAAAAATAGTAATAAGTAGATCATTGTTGCAAAGTTTCCCACACCAGTTCTGAATCTTTCATGTATGCCACAGGCCGAAGCCAACCGTGACCGATGCATTCTTGTATGATATCTCGATAGTTTTCCGGGCACCGTTTACTAATCTCAAAACCTGCCCTTGGGCTCATGGTCATATCGTCGTGTATGACAAAATTGTCATCATTGTGACGTATGGTACGTATACTGCTGGTGTGTAGTTTAAAGGGCATTGTTTGTTTCTTTGGGTTGATTTAGTACAATTTCAAGCCACCCTACCAGGGCTATTAGCCATCCGGTGTTGCCTGGCATATCCCAGGTTGCTACAACCATAATTGTACACATCATCAAAATTGCAATGGCCAATATTTCTTTAAATGTTTTCATGTTTGACTCCAAAAAGTTGTTCAATCTGTTCAACCGCATCGTAGTGTGTTTCAAATGTGCGGGGCTTGGTATAACCATCCACAACATCCATACAATCCCGAACAATCAACTCGGCGAACTTTTCGTGGTCAAAACTCATATAAGCAGTATGATTACTGCCTTTATCAACAAAGCCAGCCTGTTCGGCAAGTTCTTTAATTCGTTCGTTCATATTTTTTTCTTTCCTACAGCAACACATTCAAGTGATGTGTTGTACTTGGCATCAATGTTGCGTCTGGCGGCCTCGCATTGATTGACAGTTTCGTATCTGGCCACCACAGTCCGTTGTACAGCGGTGGCACTGCCTGGATACATCAACAATTGGGTCAACACTAGTTCGAACATCATCGAACTCCAAAATATTCTTCAATCTCACGCCCTGCCGCCGAACTGGCCATGTCCCACGTGTGTCCAAGTTGTTGCCTCATTGCATCACTGGTATATGGGCAAGGTGTGGCCCTAGCAACTCTAGCACATTCTGCCACGATCAAATTGGCCAGAATTAGATCATACACACCACGAGTTTCGCTACACCGACGATCGGCCTCCTGCATCAGTTCTTGAATTCGTTGGTTCATTGGGGATACCCTGCACTCAATAAATCACCAAACTGTGTGGCGTGTTCGCTGAGACGATTCAATTCATACTTGCCACACAGTTTTAGGAACTGAGCACCAATCATGGGACGATTCTTGGGCACCGAGCCGGCGTCAATGGTGGCCTTGATCTTGGCCTTGATCGCTTCGGGCTGTGCAGTAAGATCCACTAGAGTAACATTACGGTGATAGTCATCTAGCACCTTGTGTTCTTCGCCATTATGGTCTACCCAACGTTGCAACATGAGATTGTTCCAAGCGAATCCTTGCCGGTCCCTATCTTCAAATGCTTCCTGCAAGCCAACCTTGTTCTTGGTACCTTTGGTACGCACACCAGGATATGCACTGAACACATTGTCGCTGGCATCGCCACGCATACACTTCTCAAACAAGATCCACTTGGGATCGGGTATTCGTTTGGGCTCTTTGGTCTTTTTATCAACTACCAATTTGCCTCGCTTGTCAAGTATACCGTCCAAGGTATGCAACTCATCGGCGATACCATTGTACTGTTTCACGTTTGGTGCCAGCAGTTGATAAAAGTCTGTGTCTGAGCTTACGATGACGTGTTCATCGTCAGGGTGACTTTGTATCCATCCTGCCACCAAGTCATCTGCTTCGAGGTGCTCGTGCCGGAGAACAGTACAATTTGTTTTGTCTTGCAGAAACGTTTTGAGCTCGTCAAAAGTTTCCCAAAATAGTCTATCTTCTTCGGCTTC